GATGACATCAGGCGCGGAGGAAGAGTCCGCCACGTTTGGACGGATGAACGCCACTCACGGCGCATTGTTCGACCTCCACGCTTCCACCCTCATTGGAAAACCAGTCGCCCTTTGGCGATGGTGGCACGCCTGCGATCCCCGCAATTGGTTCGCAACGTGTTGCATGGAGGACAACCACCAGACGTCTGAGGCGCTCACCTTCCACCAGCTTCGGCAGGGTGGGATCGCCTCCACAGTCGCTCAGCCTGTCGTCATTGGTACTGACTCGCAGTTTTATCCGGTCTATGGCCGGAAGACTCTGCCCGTCCCTCCTCAGGCTAAGAAGACTAAAGTCCGCGTTCTCCCAGAGACGCGGCCACCGCCGCCTTTGAGCTCGGTGCACCTGTCTCTCGTCGCCCTCGGCCCGTTCGTCCCTACGACCGCCGAGGCTGATGTGCCCGCGTTCCTCCACGGTTTCGCGGTTCGCATCGGACGAGAGACGCCCACCCCCAAAGACGGCCTTTGGGAGCACCTCTACCATTTGGGTGCCATGGGTGGGTCGGCCCTGTCTGCGTTCCACGTGGATGAGATTGTGGTCACATCTGAGATCATAGCCGCTTGGCTCGAGAAGTTCCCTGCGAACCAAAGAACCAAATTCACCAATGCCATTGAGGAGTTGCGCAATCGCGACCTCAACAGCTCCGATCTCCGTGGCTCCGCGATGATAAAAGTCGAAAAATCGGGGATGTGCACGGCTGCGGGGCCGCCCAACATTGATGAACGCCTGGTCGTGGCCTACAAGCCCACGTACACGGTGACAACCGGGCCTTACGACTGGACCTACGCCAAGATGATACGCAAACGGCTCTCCGTTTGCACTGAGTCTCCCATGGTCTGGGTCAACGGGCCTGATGCAACTGCCGAAAATTTTGGCGGTTGGCTGGACGACGCTATTTCCTGCGTCACGGGTGTTTGTGGACGTGCTTACGTTTACTGCGGGGACGAGAACAAGTTTGAAACTCGACGGACCCGCGACATCTTTGACTACGAGATGCGTCTCACCACCGATAAAGTCGACAACCCCGACTATAAATTCTGCCGCCTCGGGAGCCAAACGCTCGCGGGCCGTGGACAAAGGGTAGACGTGGTTTACTCAACCGAGTATAAGCTGGGGTCCGGAACCTCCGCCACCTCCGTGAGTTCGATTCTCAGGAACCTCACGGGTAAGGTCCACGCTTT